ACTCAAAATCGGGATTGTCGCGGTACTGGCGCAGCAAATAATTTGCTGCCTCCAATGGGTCCTGGATGATTTCGTCGGCCATGACCGACTAGCGGTTTTGAATTACCTTGCGAGTGCGAGGATCGTATCCGCCGAATCCGGTAGGACTCATTGGACGTTGTGCGGGTTGTTGTGGCATCTGCTGTTGTCCAGCCTGCCCGGCTTGTTGGCCCTGCGATTGATCGTCCAAGTTCGACTTGGGCAACTCAACGGTTCTTCCAGCAATGCTCTTATAGTCTTCGGCCCTTGCCTTCAGTCTTGTCCTCATGCTTTTAATCGCAGCGAGTGTCGTTGCTGTGGTTGGCCCTGTAAGGGGATTATTGAAGCCAACAGATACAGGAGTCGTTCCCATCGGAATGGCAAACTTCCTAGCTGACTCGACTTCGCCTTCTCTTGCTACAGATCCAGGATCAAGAACTTTCGCCAGAGATACTGCGAATAGATATGGAATTTGCTTCAGTGTTGCGGACCCCTCCGGATCAACAGTTTCAAAATTTCCGTACTTTTTAACAGTATTCTCAAGCTCGTCTGCCATGCGATACGCTTCACGGATATTTGACTCGAACGCAAAATCTGCCTGCGTCAATTCTTTGCCTTTAGCAACGAGAGCTTTTTCCCCGGCGTCAGCGACGCTCATCATGATTCTACGCTTCTCTGGGTCTTGCTCCATCATAGCCTTTTCCTTGTAATATTTAACCTTATTGACCTGGCGATCCACATAAGCGTCGACAAGTTCTTCTGGAAGTCCGGCGGGAACTACGATGCTTGTTCCTGGTGCTGCCCTTGTTCCTGTCGTCTCTGCCAGCCTATTCATTAGCGCAGCCTGTTCAATCGGATCGGTTGACGCCATGAGCGCCTCGCCAACTCTCCTTGCCTCGCGCTCGGGATAAAGTTTTTCGTTCAAATTTTGCCTTAGAATTTGAACTCGAAGTTGCCGATCCTCATCTTCAGCAGCCTGGCGAGCATCTTCTTTTCTGTATTCTTCGGCCTGAGATGGGAATGGGAATAATGGTCTATCGCTTGCCATAAAATTATTTTATCTTGCTGTCCATCCACTTGCGGATGATGGATTTGATTTTTGGTTTGTTGCGTATCGATTCCGCAATTCTTTCTCCGTACTCAGTGTAGAAGTTTTTTAGATTATTAGACGCCTTGGTCAGCATCCATTCCCTAAATTGTAGCCACTTGGGATTGTCTTCACCGTAAACCTCTCTAGCTACCCAACAGAAAATCCCCCCTGTGATTATTCCTTTAGGTGCAACACTACCAATTAAATTTGCGCCAGCATTCAAGTAAGACGGAAAGGAGTTAGCATTATTCGAGCTAGCCTGCGCCTGAACTTGGGCTCCGTATGTGCTGGCTTGGTAGTCGGCCTGCGAGCGATAAAGCTGGTTAAACGCATTGGTAAGCTGGACCGGAATCTGTTGATCAACTGCTTGGTAGAAAGGCGCAGCGGTAGACGCCTGCTGACTAAACCCACCAGGAAGAGATTGGTTCGCCTGGATATAGCCTTGCATCGCGCCCTGCTGTTGTGCTGTCCTTGCTTGAGCTAGGTTTCCGATACTAGGCCCTCCGGCAATGAATCCGGCCGCGGCTCCGAGCCTGTTCTGCTGGACGCCTTCGCGAAGCAAGAGATCGCGAGCCCTTGCTGCGCCGGTAGTTTCGCCAGATCCAAGGAACTGTTGCGCGGCTCCGAACCGAGCCAGTTTGCGTTGCTCCCCAGCCGCACCAATTTGAGAAGCCTCCTGCACTGCTGGTCCGAGGCCAAAGATATTTCCCCTGGCAGTCTGAGCCCCGCGGATTGCCTGCTCGTACCCGCGCCGTTCTTCGGCACCAATCGTAGAGCCAAGTTGAAGCTGATTGATTGCCTCTTCCTCAATCGTTCTACGAAGTTGCTCTGTCTCGGGAGTGGTTGTGGGCCCAAGCGGTTGAGTAGCCATATCCCTGTACTGTTGGCCCAGGCTAACCGCGGTACGATAAGAATCCGGATCAATCTGATAAAGTTGCTGAGAAGCGCGTTCTTCGGGCAATTGAACAAATGATCTAAATGCCGTGATCTCTTTTAACCCCTCTGGGCTGTCCATCGTAATCGGAGTGAAATTCTTTTGCATATCCTGCGCGCCTGTGACTGCGCCAGTAACGCTGCTCAAGTCATTTCTTAATTGCTTTATGAATGCCGCGGAATTTGCTTTATCTGGATCTTTGGCACCCATGCTATTAAACAAAGATTCTGCAAATTTAAGCCTTTGATTGATCCCAGCTATTTGCGTATTCCCATCAGTTATAATTTTGGAAAGTCTATTTTGTTTTGATGTATTTACATCATTCAGAATCTGGTCATCGCTAATTTGATAATTTAATTTAGATGCCAAGTCTGATGCGCCATAATTGTTCTTGGCGGAAAAGGCCAATTCTGCTGGAACTCTTGATTCACGAATTGCTGGAGTTTTAAGCTGTGGGATTAACTCCTCAATAGGTAATATCTTTGCTTCAATTTCTTTTATTTTATCAATTCTATCTTGCGGAAGTTTTCCTTGGGCGATTGTGAGTTGTTCTGCATTTATGAATCTACCTTCTTTTTGCCCATGCATATTATAATGACGCTCTGCGCTGTAACCAGCAGGACCAACCTCTGGATACGCTTTTAGATACCAGCTAGAATCAAATTTTGACGAAGGCGGAGCAGTTTTAATTTGCTCAATATCACTTTTGTACGCATTGATTTTATCAGCATACGATTTTATTTTTTCATCACTTGCGGAATAAGATCCGCCAGTAATTTGTTTAATTTCTTCAGCTAAATCAGATGTTGTTGCCATAGCTATTCCTCAGACCTTGGGGCTTGTAAATGTTTGCGGTGCTGTCGAGTATGGGTCAAATGGATTTTGTTGAGGATTAGATGCAACATTTTGCTCAACCGATCCGTAGGGTGACGTTCCATAAAGTTGTGAAAACTGGCGAGTCATCTGATCGCCAAGTCCACGATTCAGGGCATACGCTTGGGGGCTAGTCTCGTACTGCCTTCGGAGCGTTTCTAATGTACGCTGGGGGCCATACTGACGTTCTAGTTGCAATCCTGATCTAACTCCTTCTCGCTGATCTAATGCTGACAATTCGCGCTCTAAAGCTCGCTGGACTGGAAGATATTGAGCGCGAAGCCTGTTCTCCAAATTAGCCATAGCTGGAGCCTTTTCGATATAGGTATCAATGTTCATCCGATAAGCAGCAGCATTGGCCGCTGCTACCGCTGCTGGATCGGGCGGAGGGGGAGCCGATGGAACGGAAGGTGAGTCACCCATTAGACCCTTGCCTTTTTCATAAAATTCATATAGTCATAACTCCTGTATCTTCCAGAACGCTTAAACGTAATACGCTTACGAATGCCAAAACGCTTCCAAAGGAGAAGCAACAGGCACCTCAAGGAGATAGCACCCTTTGAGGACACCGTCAAGTCTACGAAGACATTGTCCCCATCCTCAGAGTGAACGTAGTGGTCAGGCTTCTGGCCCTCTTTGAGGCACCTGGCTAGAGCCACCCCAGCAATGCCATTTGAGTCCTCGACAATTCCGACCATGCCCTGCCTCTCGAACCAGTTAAACCAATCAGATAGGTTGTGCCACATCCCCTCCGGTGCCCCAGAAGCCTCAATATATTCTATAGCTGTCATAATGACTTCTGGATCACTAATGTGTCTGGGTTGGCTGCTGCCATGATTTGACGGAGTGAAAACTGTCCTGTTGCGCTTCCAACCCTAATAGCCAAGTTGCGCCACTTCTCGTAAATGCGCAAATCATTAGCCACCCTTTTTCTTGCGGGAGCTGTAAGAGTTGCTGGAAGAACGAAGGGAAGCGTAAGTTCAATGCTCGAAGGATCTAGGTTGGCAAGCACTGAGATAAACGAAGCGTCCGTGTCGCGCTGGATAAATACGTCAACATCTTCGCTGAATGTTTTGTCAAAGCTGACCTCGAAATGGCTACCGTGCTTATCTGCAAATGCATCTCCAAATATAAATGCCCTAGTAGAGACGTAGGACTCGTAGTAAGAACCAGCATCTTTGTAATCACCCTCAACTGTTGAGTCTAGCGTCTTGTACCCATTATAGTTTGTAATCAAACCATTGGAAGACTTGGCCGCAAGCCTGCGACCCAGCGCACTAAAATTTGTTTGCTCGAATTGAATTGCTCCGTAGTTCCAGGTCCCTTCAAAACACTGCAGGATTGTGTTGTAAACTATAATTGTGTCGCAGATATCGCCTGTGCCTGTAGGCACGGAAAGCATATACCGATTATCATGAAAGATTGCGTATGATTTTCCAATTTCAACAGGATTGATGGTAAGGATAACGTCCTTAATAATTTCGCTGAGTGGAAGTCCGACCGAAGTGAAGTCATCCGCAACAGACCGACTGAGCGAGCGTATTCCGTCCGACGCCAAGAAGAACACGTCCGAGTTTACTTGCACTGCCGTCTTTTCGGCCGCGCATCCAACCGTTGAGCTTACCTGTTCAACCGTCCAATCGGCGGCAGAGGTCATGTCGGTCGGGATGGTCACTTGATAAATCTTGGACGCCTTGAACACGATGATCCGATTTGCGTAGTATGGGACAATTGCAGTTATTTCTTGCCCATCACCATTTCCAACGACAATGCTGTTGTTTGATGCCCACAGGGCGGCGTCAAGAATATCCGAGCAATAAAGCGTGTTGCGTTCTGTTCCGCTACCAACTCCAAACAGCCTATTCCCGCCGGTAGCAATAATACGAAGCGCAACAGGAGGTATGCCCATAGAAGGAGTTGCGGTGGCACCAGATCCATTGCCAATAATTGTGACAGTTGGAGTAGCGGAGTATCCTGCACCAGAATTATTGGATACGACAACTCCGGTGACAGCCCCTCCGGCTACAGTCGTAACCAGGGTTGGTGGAGTTCCCCCAAGGTCTGGCCCTGTAATGATTGCCGTGGCTGAAGTATAGCCAGTACCAGCAGATGAAACTGTGATCGCTCGTAGCTTCCCGCCCTGTTGTTTTATGCTCGTTCCGTCCCAAACCATCAATGGTCCCACCCCATCGACTAGATACTCCAAGTCATTAAACTGAGTCATGTTTGCTCTTGCTGTAGATGAAACTAGGTAACCGCTCTCCCATATCTGATTTGTTGTGCTCCAGGTCGAGGTTGTGTTCGACCAAGTTGCAAGCGTTGGTTGCCTTGTTGCAACTCCGCCATTGTTTATGGAAAACAGTCTTCCGCCGGAAACTGTAAGCAATTGTTCGTTGCTGGCAGTGTCGTAATAACCCAGCCCACCAACTGAAGTTGTTCCGGTTGTGGTGCCGCCGGTTGAGAAGGTTGCGAATCCGTACCTAGTCTCCGCCCTTCCCTGCGGAGACAGGGTCATATTCTTTAACTCTTGTACTTGGTTTTCTTCCAAGTTTTCCGACTGGATGCCGCTGGCCTGACCGCCATTGAATTGACGGATTCCGTCGAACGCCAGGACATCGTCCAGATTGTCTTGGAAATATGGCACGGATTAAACCCCTATGTCTGTGATGCTGTATTCGCCTAAACTTGAAGGTGTGATGACCTTAATTCCTCCGACCTGGCTCATTTCGTACTGAGCCATTTGTGCTAGGTCAGCATTTGCAGACGACACAACTGCCTGGGCCTTGGCGTATTGACGCTCTCTCTCCAGCGCGTCTGCATGGGTAAGGGCAAGGACAACGTGCTGAACGTGGGGTAGACGCAACTCGTCGTTAAGCGCCGATCCGCTCGGAGGAAATTCGACAATGTTGTTTTGTCTTGTGATGCAAGTAACCTTTTCTATCACTTTCAATGCAGTTGTGCTGGTCGTGTTGAGTAGTGGGTACAAGTCAATTTCGGCAGTCCCAGAAGTATTCCTACCCTTGAAATAATACTGACTCGGAGTCCCGGTTCTATCCGAATCAAGCAAGTCCGCGTCCTGACTGACAATGGTCTGAAGATCAACAGACATGAGCTCGCTGTCTCCGTAGGCTACGGACAGGGGATTCTCGACCAGGGAACCAAGTGACACCGTCCTAGTCGAAGTTGAGACGGAGTATGTAGAGTTTGTGATGCTTTCCCTCCATGGGGCAAAGTTCCACACCCGCCTATAGTTTAGGCTGGCTGACTTTTGCAAGAAGGTAAGCGTGTCGGCATCGGTCTTGCCAATCTTCTCGCCTGCATATTGGGCGATTTCAGTTAGGGTCATGTTCGCCCCTCCTTAATTCAACACGCTCGGCCAGACTGCTTTAATCTCTTCTGGCGTGTTGCCAACAATCTCGGTCTTGGTCACATCGCGCAAGGCTTGTTTCTGCGAAGCAATCTCTGCCCGTTTCTTGGTATCAGTAGTCTCAAAAGCTTTCATAAACTCGATATCCAAAGAGGCAAGCAAGGGCTTACGAGCTTCACGCCATTTATCCTTCCAAATTGCTTTGGCTTTGTCTGGGTTCACAATAATCATTCTTGGTACTCCCATGCGTTGCGAAAGGTGCGGTCAGAAGGGATCTCGGATACATCAACAATCTTATACGGAAGGCCAGCAGGAACGTCCTTGGCGGCAATTTCCTCAATTGTTAATCCACAGAACTGAGACGGTGTAATCACGCAAACTGAACTATCATCTGATTTATATATAATTCTCTTGTTCATATTTTATTTTTAATTTGCGAAGAAAATCACAAATATCCTTGAAGGTTCTTGCGCTCCGTCTACCCTATTTTTAACCCATATTTTACATACACTAGTTGTTCTTGTATCACTGGTTCGTTCTTGTATTACCCTAAGATCGGGGCCAGTAACAGTTCCAGTTGCTTCCATAGTTACTCCAGCAGGAACATAATTTGTGTCCGCAAAAGGACTTGTAAAATTTATCGCATAAAAAGATGTGCCAAGATCCGTAATTGAAGTTACATTGAAATCTGCATTTATCACCGCACCCGCCCCATCAAAATTAACCCAAGCCTTTGCAGTCCTTTTAGCCACATTGTCTGCTTCAGTTGCGCTAGTCGAAAGCATTGGGAGGGTAATCTTGCCGCTACCAACCGTTCCAGTTCCCTGGCTAATTGTAAAATCACCAGCAAGAGTGGTCGATAAATTGGTAATAGTTCCAGTTGTGCTGTTTAGTGTAGCGATCGTCCCAGTTGTGCTGTTAAGCGTGGCAATTGTTCCAGTTGTACTATTAAGCGTTGCAATCGTTCCAGTTGTACTGTTGAGCGTTGTAACTGTTCCAGTGGTGCTATTTAGAGTAGCAACAGTTCCACTTGTGCTATTTAATCCAGCAATCGTTCCAGTTGTACTATTAAGAGTTGCAATCGTTCCAGACGTAAAGATCCCTGCTGTGCCAGTTGTAGTGCCAGCGGTAAGTGTTGGGATAAGACCAGTAGTAATTGTGCCAGATGTGAACACGCCTGCCGTTCCAGTTGTGGTTCCAATCGTAGCGTTATTGGACGCTAGGGTCGGAATCGTTCCAGTAGTAATGGTCGCGCTTGTAGAAACAGTGCGGTTGGATGTGATTGTGCCAGTTAGATTGGCATTAGTGTAAGTACCATTGGTCAGCGTATCGTTTAACAATTTCTGAACTGTAACACGATTAGCCGCACCGCTATCTCCGTTGTCGGTATCTGCAATGAGAAGCTGGTCTGCCGTGCTGACGGTTGCAACCATTGCTGTTTGCTCGGAGATAACTCCTGTATAGATATTTAACTGGCTGGTGATGTTGTTTAGATCGGCTCCTGTTACTGTGCTGCCATCAGTAAAGGATACTCCTGTATTAAATTTAGCCATATTAAGTTGTAAACCTCATTGCTGTTGCGAAGATTGTTCCTGCCGGAACTGTGCCTGCGGTTGCGCCTTTCCCAATTACAGCATACCTAACAACATTTGAAGCGATTGGATAAAAATTTGTCATAATTTGCGCAGTTCCAGTTGTTGATCCAAGCGAATTTATTGTTCCAATAACTATATCTCCAAGTGCTGCGCCTGTTAGGGTAAATGTTCCTGTGGTTGTGTCTGCCAGGTTATGTGGCTGAACCGTAGCGGAAGTAAACGCTGCTGTGCCGTAGCTGACATTGGTTATATTCGGACCAGTTGCACCGATCTCCAGCGTACCAACTGTTGCAACTCCTGTATTGCTGATCGTGGTTGAGGCGATTGTGCCAAGGGTGTTCGTGCCAGTAGAAGAGGTAAAGCCAGTTGAGAAAGTGGTTGCGCCGTTGATTGTGGGGATTGTGGCACTGCTAATCGTAGCCGTGCTGATTGTGGCTGTGCCAATCGTAACTGTGCCAGTAGTAGCGGAGATGCTGGAGCTAAATGTGGCAACGCCAGTAACCCCAAGGCTGGAGGATAATGTGACTGCTCCAGTAACCCCAAGGCTGGAGGATAATGTGGCTGCGCCAGTTACGCCTAAGCTAGACGCTAGGGTGGTCGCCCCGACCGCATTAAGCGTTCCAGTTGAGTTTACTCCGGTAGTAGATAATTGTAAGGCGGAAGACACGTTATTGCCATCGGTAATAGTCTGAATCGTTCCGTCTATGCCAGTAAGACCGCTAGTCTTAATTAGCTGGACGTAACTGGTAGAAATGTTCTGCGTTCCTAGTGTTGCCATTAGTGGTTCATCCTGTTTTTAACTAGATCCCAGGCAACAGAAAACAGTAGCCCAGCGACCCCAGCAATTGCGAATATCCTGGAACGGAGGTGCTCCAGGGCAGAAACTCTATTTACCACATCTGCGTAGTTTGACAAGCTGGTCTCGACCATTTGGTACAATTGGACCTGGCGCTCTTCCATCCGGGCCAATTTGACCTCTATGCCCCACACCTGGTCTTCACTCATTGCGAGACTCCAGGTACTTGAGACTGACCGCAAGATGTACGACCGCACCGACGACCTCGTCCCGGTCCCTGCCGTCCGCCACCATCCTTTTGATCGATCTGTTGACTGACAGAAGATGCTTCACTGCACCGATATACTTCGTACCCCTTGCAAGCCTGTTGTTGTCCTCGGCACACTTCAGCGCCTCCTTGAAACAGGCGTAATCCTTTGCCGTCAGCAATAAACGCAAACCTAGGACTGTGATCCATGTTGCGATGCGTTTCATTTGACATTACCAGAACTTACTGCTCCAGCATCGGACGCGGCACCCATGTCCGAGTAGCGCGGTAATACATTGCTGTCCGCTGGCTTTGGCGAGCAGGAGCAGAGCAAGAGGGCGATGAGGAGGAGGGGCATTATTGGACATCAATAAGCCAGAATGTGCTTTGAAGGATTGCGGATGGAGATGCTGTTGGGGCTATGCTCGCATTGTTTGAACATTGAATTTCTGGTCCAAATCGATTTGTGCTTGTGTCGTTTGTTGGTCCACCAGTAAGAGTCAAAAGAGGTGATTGCCCAATGTTAATGTCTGGATTTATGGATGAGTCTGCACCATAAAGATAAATGTTTCCAGCACCATCGGATTCTATCACAACACCAAAGAATCGGTTATCAGATGCGACAAGTCCAAATCCATTTGCAAGTGTTGTGTAAGAAGTCGGAGTTAAATATGAAGCATTAAATCCTATGAGCCTTGCTTGTATCACCCCAGATTGAAGGGCAAATTCAGCACCAAATCCTTTAATTGTTAGTCCATTTACTCCTGCTGCTGGTGCGTCAACTGAATTTCCAGTTCCACCAAATACAATTCTGATAACAGAATTTGTACTACCAATGTACATCATCCCGCCTATTGAGAATCTAATTCTCTTTGAGTAATCAATCTTTCCTGCACTTGCTGTCATTAGTGCTGCGGTTGGGTCGAAATATCCAACTTTTGCTGTTCCTGCGGCGGCAGATCCAGCGTTTAGGCTTAAATTAAATCCAATAGTATTGCTACCAGCAGCAGCACTCCCAACTCCAGTATTCTTAAAATAAGCCCCAGCCATGCCAGCACGAAATGCTCTTGTTCTTCCTGTGGAAAACAAAAGGCTATCGATGTTGCTAGGATTCTTAACGAGAGGCATCGCCTACTCCTAGCTCAACTGCGTCACTTCAGCAGTTCCAGCGGTGGCGAATATTCCGCCAATCAAGCCAGTGTAGTTGAAGGGAACTTCGTAGTAGTCTCCAGAACTTAATCTCACGCTGAAAGTTGATGTGCTTGCCGTTGCTGTGCCAAGAATGACGTGGAGGTTGCCTGGGCCAGAATTGAAAATGGTGCATCCCAGCCTGCCAGTGCTTGCCGTTGCAATCGTGCCGTAGCTGGTGGAGGTGAAGTCGGTAGGACCAGTTCCGCCAGTTGTAGAGTTGGGGGGCCTGAGACCATCAGCAACGTCGGCCTGGAGTGTGGTCATCAAAGCCTCAATCGCCTCCAGGTTGTAGTTAATGCTTTGCGTACCGCCGGTGGCAGTGCCTACGGTGTCAAGAATGCGTTGTGTTTGCCAGCCCATATATTTGTCCTTTTTAGTTTATCACGCTAGGGTGTGTTCATCAAGCGGCGGTGATGGTGAGTGGGCTTGAAAATACTGTTATATTTAAATCCCTATCGTACATATAATAACTTGACTGCGGAATAAATGAGGCGTTTGTGCTGTCATTTCTAAATGTATAATTATAGATTGGAAATGAAAAGCCCATTGCCCAATACAAGTTCCCATCATCATAAAGAAGGTCAGCAAGCGTCCAGTAGTTTCTGCTTTCTAAATCTTGCCAATCTCCATTATCCCATTGCATTGGTACATTTGGAGGCACAAGAACTTTTTTTGAACTAGATACATAACATACTCCGCCACTAGAGCGAACTGTGTAGCCATCGGGTGAAGTGAAATCTTCCAAGTTATTTTTCTTTGTATAGGTTGCATTGAAATCTCCATAGGGGGCGGCAACGCTTGCAACAATTACACTTGCCGTACTCGCCACAGGAATCCCGCTGGGTGCGGCTCCAGCCTTAACCTTACTGAAGGCTTGTACGCCTAATCCTAGAGATAGTCTTGGCATATAATTAAAATGCAATCATCCGCCAAGGGATAGAACCTTTGGCGGGTTGACTGCTAATAGGTAATTAGCCCTTGTAGGCAATCACACGTCCAGTTCCAGCAGTGAAGCTGTTAAACTGTCCGTAGATTATGTTCCCGGAACCGATCGTCACGCCTGTCAGTGTGCCATCGTAGTCTCCCGCAATGGCGCTGAATGTCGTGTCGGCCAGCATTTGGAGGGCCCAATATGCTTGCCCGGCAACGCCTGTGGTGCCAACGGTAAAACCGTTCCTAGCCCCAAAGCGATCTAAATCGGCAGACATTAGCTGTAAACCGGGATCTTGTAGTTGGTGCCGTTCAGCCGGACTGTGATGCCAAGGGTAGAGGTACCCGAGACAAATGTACCTGTGGTTGCTGTCGTGATGAACTCGACGGCAGCTGTTTCCCTTGCTGAGTCAAGCCGGATGGGCTTGCCTTTTGCTTTTAATTCTCGACGCAGATTGATGTCACTCATGGATCTAATTTCCTATGTTTTGCCCAAACTTGTTTGATTGTATCGGCTTTATGTCTTGGGCGGAACTTGGAGCCGAGTTTTTGTTCTAGTGCGTGATAACCTTTTAGAATGTTGCGACCATCCATGGCCGACGGATGATATGCTGGTTCTGAACCACAGTTAACAAGTCTGAAGTTAGAGGGAAAGTTGCGTCGTTTTAGTTTACTCGGGACATTGTCCCTTTCATCTACCGGACGCTCGAGCGTTACAACGCCCCCTGTATCCCTGTCTTCGTACTCGTAGAGTGGCATCAGTCTTCCATCATTTCCCCGCCGTCCATCTTGACGGCTTCATTCCTGAGACGCTCGCCTTCGGTTTCGGCTTCTGGAGATTCTTCTTCCATCTCTCCTTCTGCCTCGCTTACGCGAACCATGGCAACGCCTTCTTTGATTTCAACAACTTCTCCGGTCAATTCAACCATATCGCCAACCATAGGCTCGGCCTGTTCGGTCTCTTGCGAGATAGCTAGATTTTCGATCGGAATATTTACGATGTTAGCCATTTTTGTCCCCTTGCTTTTAGGCTCGGGCCCGGGGAGATTTTTGCCTCCCCGAGCCTTCGCTTCGGGCCCGATCATTAATACGATCGCGCCCATTTAATTAGCTGACTTCAGAACGACTAAACACGACTCGGTAGAACGCTCCGTTCAACTGAACCGCGGTGTAGTACGTTTTGACAGCGACCGAGGTCACCAAATCCAGAGGGTCGGACTTGTCCGGACCTTCTGCAATTAGGACCTTGGGGCTATAGGGCGAGTCGCCTGTGAGGCTAGGTACGCCGAATGCCTGGTCACCGAGCACAATGTTCGCCAAGAAAGGCGCTGTGCTGGAGTTATAGGACGCAGCTGCAGTGCCAGAGATGGCATTAGCAGAAGCAGAGCCGAAGGACAGAATGTTGTGCGACAACAGAGTCTTCACTCCGTAGTACGCGCCAACTTCGCCCTTCAGCAAGCTGTCCGTGCCCGAGTAGTGATGCGCCTGGATATAGTCGTCATCATTGAGGATCGAGCGAGCAGTACGAGGATCTGCAACTAGGATGTATCCACCCTTGATTGTGGGAGCCTTGTCAACTCGGAGTGACGTCACGGAATCGAGCAAGTCGAGTGCCGTGAAGGACGAGTTGGCTGCAGTCGCGGCGATGAATGCCGTCGAGTTGCTGTTCTGCGCGTAGCGGACTGAGGTCGACAGAGTGCCAGTTCCGGAGGTAGTTCCGGTCGTGAGTACTCGGTGCACCAATGTATCCGCATGCAACGCGTGATCTTCGGCCAATTGAGTCGTGGCCTGCGCCATTGAATCGAACAAGTTTGTGGCTTGGAGGATATCAGACAGTTTGACCAAGCTGGCGAATTGCTGGAGGGTCGCACCAACAGTCGACAGGGTCAACTGACGTTCGTTCGATCCAGGGTTTGTGCCTTCTGAGGTTACTTCGATGATCGAGCTAATGCTCGGGTTGTCATAACGGAAGAAGCGAATCTGCTTGTTTCCGTTTTTTCGGGGAAGAGCCGCTTTCATTCCGAATTGTTCCATCTGAAGGATGGGCAATTGACGTTGGAGTAATTCTTTTGAGAAATACTCTTGGTAGGCCGCTGCGAGCGAGCCAGAGGTTACTAGTGCCATATAATTTTATCTCCTGTTGTCTAAACCTTAGTTAGCGTCGTCAAATTCCATCGCCATTCGGCGAAGTTCGGCACCTTGTTCTGCAGAGGATAAATCCTTAAACTGCTTCTTAGGCGCCGGGGTTGACGGTGAACCAACTCCAGGTTGTAAACGTTTTTTGAACTCCGCGTTTTCTTTGCGGAGCTTTTCGACTTCATCTGCTAATCCGGTTGAGTTATCCGTTTTAAGAGCAAGCTGTGCGATCTCGACTGCATCGACGATGCCGTCAGGATACTGGCGAAGGACTGCTTTCGAGTTAAGTAGTTCTGCTACTTTTTTATGTAGGTTTGAATTTGAATCCTTCAGATCTGGATGCTTATCAACCAATCTGTTCAGATTCTCGTTCCAAGCCTTCTCGCCCATCTCCTTAACTTTTTTCTCTTGAGATTGTACTTCGTACTTTTCAACCTCTTGAGCTCTCTTATCGGCCTGCTCGGCTAGATCTTCTCGACCCTCTTCCCGGAACTGCTTCGCAGCGTTTCGGTAGTCGGTCGCGTCGAACTTGCCTGCTGGTCTCTCCTGGTCTGCCTTCCGCGCCTCATCACGTTCGCGCATGAATTCCTGGCGCTCACGTTCCAAGCGTTCCTTTTCGGCTTTAGATTCCGCCTTAGCTTGCTGAATGGCATCCCATTCTTTCTGCTGGCGGTTCTTTAGCTTCTCGTACTTGCTGGGTTCCTTGGCCTTGTCGGATGACTCAACCGGACTCTCAGACTCTGTCGTTGTTAAAGAACTATCACCTTTTTTGTCCACGACTTCGGTCGTAGAAGGCGAATTTTCTGTTTTAGGTTCTGTCGTCGACGTGGGGTTCGACTCGATCTTCTCCACTGGTTCCGACGTTGGTGTCGCTTCCGGTTTTGCTTCCACTCTATCTGGAGGGATAATCCCATCCTCAATCATGGCCGCTCTTCGTAACGATTCCGCCGTCAGTTCTATTCCATTACCCATGCTAACCCCTTTACTCCAGCCCCGAGATGGTTAACGATCTCAGGCGGGATTGTGACTAGTCTATGTACTCCGCGGGTAACCTCTAGTCGTCTGCCCCTCCCGCGGGATGAGTGGCATCAATTCCAAGGGAATCGATAACTGCCACTGCAGATCTGAAACCTATGGCAAACCCACAGGCTGTCAAGTCGCCTTTTTGAACTGCGCTAGAATCTTGCCTAATAGTCATATTTCTTAGGATCGCGGCGAACCTTACGCCATGCTCTGACCTCATAAAACTGCCAAGCGACCTGGCGTCCTCTTCGGTCCACTCAGGTTCGTCTACCCACTTGGTAAAACGTATAAAGTTTAGGATTGCCCTTAGTCTTGTCATATGATTATTCCCCATGAACTGTCTTTGAATAACCTCGCAGCAACTCCATTAAGTCTTTGCTTTAGAGCATTATGCACCTTATCCATGTTAATGTCGTGCCCGGCTAGGATGCCACCTTTCCTGATCTTTGGTTTCCAGGCATCGATATCTGCGACTACGGCATCTGTCTGATGGTCTCCGTCCAAGTACACAAAATCTAAAGATGCGTCTTCAAATTCATTCGCACCTTCTAGGCTAGTGAGTTTTAGGTGTGAAATATTTTTGAGATCTTTGATGCGCTCAAAATACTTTTTCTCAACCTCTGCCATATCCGCATTTGAGGCGTGGTCGTCTTTGTCGTATCCATTACGCCACGGATCTACCGTGACTACGCTATTGAAATACTTTGTCATCACCACAGCATTTTCACCGGAGAATGTTCCGACCTCAACCGCGGGACCGTTTGCGCCAATTTCGTTTGCCCAAGCATATAATGCATGAAGAGCTTTTAATTGCTCCTCGGGTCTCATCAGTGCTATCACGCCATCGGTTGTTGCATGTTTCCTGGCATCTGTCCAGCCATTTCCGGAGGCGGGAGTTGCCCCTGCTCGCCCTGCAGTTGTCCCTGCTGTTGCTGTTTCGCCTTGTTCATCTTCTTGAGTTCGGCAGTAATTGCCCGGGCAGTGTTCGGATCGATCTGTTCGAGCGCCTGCAAGTGCTGATCCAAATGCTGACCGATCGCCTGTGCTGTCGCCTGGTCAACCTGGCGGAATCCTTTTTCGGCCGCCTGCTGAAAGTCAAAGATGATCTCAAGATGAGCCCTATGATCGTCGGTCGGTTTAATCGCAATCGGGAACGCGGTCGTCATCATCGCGGCGAGTTCCTTCGCTTGCTCTTCCCTCTGCTCCTGTTGGTTCATCATCGGGTCTTGGACCAGACGACGCACTAGGCTGGGGTCGTCGAGCTCGAGCACAGACT